ACGCGATTCCGCCGCTTATTGACGTGATCGGACAGTTGGGATCCATTGCCGGTCCGGTCGGAGGCACTCTGCTTAATATTGCAACGACGGCACTGCCGCCGCTCTCCCGGATCATCGGGACTATGGTGACGACGATTGTCCCGCCGTTTGTGAACATTCTGAGGGTGCTGGGAGATGATGTAGTTGTTCCGCTGATGCCATATGTGGAGAGCATTGCAAACTCCATTCTTCCGGCGTTGTCGGCTGGATTGAAGATGATCCCGCCGATCTTGCAGACCATCTCACCGGTTCTCGGAGGCATTGCGGACATTTTGTCCCGTGTTGTGAGCTTCTTATCGAAAATCGTTCAATGGGCGGCTGGCGGGCTTGCAGGACTTCTTGACAAGGTCGCTGGCGTATTTGGCGGCGGTTCTTCGGCGGCAAAATCTGCAGGTGCGAAGATTCCACATAACGCAGATGGAGATCTGGACTTTAAAGGTGGCTGGACCCACATCAACGAGCGCGGCGGTGAGATCGCATATCTGCCGTCCGGATCCGCTATCATTCCGGCGGATAAGAGCGAGCAGATCATCAATAACAGCCGGCAGAGCAGTGTTAAGACAGACATTAACTTCAACCCTACGATCAAGGTGGAAATCCACGGAGACAGTGAGGGCGGAGGTACGAAGCTGACGGATGACCTGAAGCAGATGATCAAGGAGCTGTATCAGGAGATGCAGGAAGAACATTATGATCAGATGGCGATCCAACAGGGAAATGCATAGGAGGTTGACATGGCATATCGTTTGTCCGGAAAGAAATCCGGAGCAATATCGTTTCTTCCGGCAACCGGAACGATAACACAGGAGACGATGACAAAATCCAGTAAGATGACATCCAATGCGATCGAAGGCGGGAGCAGCATTGAGGACCATGTTTACTTGAATCCGGAACAGTTCCAGATCGTGGGCGTTGTGGTAAAAAACCACAGCGCCTTCCGGTCCAGATTGGAGGCAATGTGGAAGAACCGTGATCTGGTGACGTATGTGGGAAAGTTCCGGGTAGAGAATTATGTGATCATAAGTCTTCAGATGAAAAATGACTCGGGAAATCGTGATGGATTTTCGTTTACAGCCACGCTGCAGAAAGCCAACATCGTTTCTGGAGCATATGTGGAGATCGGGCAGGAACCGCTTATGAGCAAGCAGGATTCCGCAAAAACAGTGTCTTCAGCAGGTCTGAAGACAACCGTATCAAAACAGATCAGTCAGAGCGCCTATGCGGCATATGTGAGCAGTTACAACGGAAAGAGCAGCAGTGGACCAACGCAAAGGAAAACTGCAAGCTACAACGGCGTGTAGGAGGTGTGACAGATGGATGAATTGCAGTCAATGGGACTGACGGCGGAGGTGGAGTATATCCCAATCGATACGTCAAAGGTCCCGTATACATTTTCAATCAAGCTGGATGACCGTACGTACACTCTGACGGTCCGGTATAACGAGCAGGGAAAGTTTTTCACAGCTGACCTGGCAATTATGGCCACGGGAGAAGTGCTGTGCTACGGGGATCCGGTGCGGTACGGGAGACCAATGTTCCGGGTGATTGAGGACGCAAGATATCCGATCCCGGTGATCGTCCCGTACTGCTTATCAGGAGATGTGGATACGGTAACATTTGAAAATTTCGGAAAAGAAGTGCAGCTCTATCTGCATGAAAGGAGGACAGACTGATGGCTTTTTTCCTTCGGTCCGCTACCTTGCAGATCGGACCTCTGAAATACAACATGAACGATGGTTTTTACTTCGATTTTGAAGTACCGTTTTATGATTCTGACCAGCTGATCACCGCTTCTTTTACCGTATATAACTTGAATCAGACCTCTCGTCAGGGCATTGTAAAGAACCAGGTGGTCATCCTTAATGCCGGGTATGAAGATGACGAGGGCGTTCTTTTCGTGGGACAGGTTGCAAGATGCAGCCATAAACAGAATGGCGTGGAGTGGCAGACAAAGATCACAGCAACGGCGGCACTCGATCAGTGGCTGAATAAGAAAGTCAACAAGACCTACGCGGAAGGCACGACGGCGGAAGCTATCGTTAGGGATCTTCTGAATATGTTCGCCCTGGAGATCGGCGTCTTTCAGCTTGCGGAGAATGTGGTATACCCGCGAGGCCGGGTATGCTCCGGAAAGCTGAAGGATGTTTTGCAGGAAATCGTTACCAGGGAATGTAAGTCGAGGCTGCTGATACGGGCAAACCAGGTCATTATCAATAATCCTGCCGATGGGGTAAACAAAGGATATCTCCTGACACCAGTGAGTGGACTCCTCTTCCAGTCAGACGATTCTGATGTGACAACGGTAGAGGCACCGCAGAATAAAGGAGCAAGTGCAGAGGCGAAAGCGGCAGCGAAGAAGACCTGGAAAAGGACCTGCCTTCTCAATTACCGTTTAGGTCCTGGAGATATCGTGCAGATCCAATCAAGAGACCTGAACGGAAAATACCAGATCGTATCCGGAGTACATAAAGGATCTCCAACGGGGACCTGGACGACTGAGATCGAATTTAAGGTTGCAGGATAGGAGAGAGAATGGGATACAAATCAGCAGAACTTAACAATGCAGAAGCGAATGAAAGAAAAAATCTTCTGAAGATCCGTTGTGCGGATCTTGTGCAGGTGACAGCTTTCGATGCCGGAAAGATGACCGTCAATGTAAAACCTTTGGTAAAAAGGGAGATCGGTGACACGGTTGTTTCCACACCTCCGATTCTGGGCGTGAAGGTTGCAAATATTCCACTTGAAGTGGAGGTCGAGGGAAAGAAAGAAACAGTAACCGTAAAAATCAATCCGGGAGATATCGGTGTGGTGGTCTATCTGGATCTGGACAGCGATAACTCTATCAAGACCGGAGCAGAGAGCACGCCGAATTCTTCCAGGGTGCATTCTGGAGATGATGCGGTCTTTGTTGGTGTTGTACAGAAAGGGTGATGGCATGAACGATGCATGGAAGATTGATCCGGAGACAAAAGATCTGTGTTTTGATGATAATGGACTTCTGGAAACTGTGAGTGAAAATGAGACGGCGGTCCAGAGCGTAAGAATGACGCTGACGGCATTCAAGGGAGACTTTGATCCGGTTCCGGATCATGGTACTGACTATGAATTGATTCTGGGGCTTCCGACCGATGAGGATACTATGGACGAAGTAATCCGGGAAGCAATCTTTCAAGAGAGCCGTGTGGCCATGATCGATGAGTTGACGATCAACATGCAGAACCGGTCAGCGGAGATCAGATTTTCCGGGACTTTAAACGATGGAGAAAAGGTCAGTATGGAGGTGAATGTGGGTGAATGATAACTGGGGATTAACAGATAAGGGCTTTTACCGCCCGACCTATACGGTGCTCTTGAATGCTTTGGAATACAAGGCAAGGGAGCTGTATGGTGATGGAATCAACTTAACTGTGAGATCTCCGCTTGGCGTGTTTTTGCGTATCCTGGCATGGATTTGGAATATCCTCTTTGCCTGCTTGGAAGATGTGTACAATAGCCGCTTTGTGGACACAGCCGTGGGGACAAGCCTTTATCATCTGGGAAATGCAATCGGTATGCAGCTTCTTCCGGAAGGAAAAGCAACCGGATATATTTCTGTAACAGGAACAGTGGGAACCGTGGTTCCAGCGGGATTCCTGGTGGCAACAAACGGAGGATTGCAGTATACGGTCATGTCTGCTGTTACAATCGGAGAATCCGGGACATGCCTTGCTTTGATTCAGGCGGTCGAAACAGGACCGGAATACAATACGGAGGCAGGAACCATCCAGGTGATCGTCAATCCATCCTCTGTGGCCGGAGTGACAGCCATTACGAATGGTGCAGAAATCACAGGCGGACGTTTGAAAGAGACGGATGCGGAGTTTCGGGCAAGATACTACAAGTCGGTGGATTATCCAGGCGGAGTCAATGCAGATGCTATCAGGGCTGTGCTGCTAAATGATGTTGAGGGAGTATCATCTGCATATGTTTATGAAAATGATACAGATGCACACGATGATACCTACAATCTTCCGCCGCACAGCCTGGAGGCGGTTGTGTATGGAGGTTTGGATGAGGAGATTGCGAAAACAATATACTCGCGCCGATCCGGAGGTGTCCAGACGATAGGCAGCGTATCAGTTAATGTCGTAACAGCATCAAAACAGCAGTTGGCGATCAGATTTTCCCGTCCGACGCCGAAGAAAATCTGGATTAAGATCTCAAAATTAAAAAAGAACAGTTCTTATGCTGGAGATGACACAATACGGGAAGCATTAGTGAAATACATCGGCAGCTCGACGGCCGGAGGTTTGGAGATTGGTATTGATGTCATCTACATTAAGCTGCCTGGAATTGTAGCTGCAGTCTCAGGAGTGGAGGATTTTGATATTGATATCAGTACAGACGGAACCACTTACGGAAAATCCAATGTGTCGATTGGGTATCGGGAAAAAGCCATTACAGAAGAAAGTGCGGTGATCATCGAATGAGCTTTGCGATAAAGATGCTGGAAATGCTGACCAGCGCGTATAACCGAACGGACATCTTGGAACTGAAAGAAAAGAGGACACCGAAAACGAATATCGGAAAGTTGTTCACTTTATCAGGATGGGGTTTTGATATCATCCATGATCAAACAGAGAAAGTCCGGCTGTGGGATGACATCGATGTTATGGAAGGTGAAACACTCACGAGATACGGGAATGGTTTCGGAGTAGCCAGAGGAGAAGCAGGAGATGAGATTTACCGGATCATGATCAAGGTAAAGATCATCGCCATGCTTGCTGCTGGAGATCTCGATACGATCATCCTCTCGGCGGCATCCCTTTTTGGTGTAAGTGCGGAGGATATATCTTTTCAGGAAGTCTATCCTGCAAAAATTTATCTGTATATCGATGAGGATAAGTTGGATCAGGAACACAAAAATGTTGCAGATACGATTGCCGGACTAATGAAACGGATAAAGACCACAGGTGTCGGAATCAGAATTTTCTATAAGACGTACAGTAGTAAGCGAGCTGCTGTGTATGTGGGAACTCCTACATGCATTGCGGCTTTTATTAATGTAGCTCCGATGCCGTTAAACAAGAAGAGTGTGAAGACGATTGAATTAAAAGCAGGAATAGGAACTCTTGTTTGTACAAGGGTATCTTATCCGGCAATACCACGGGAGGTATAGGAATGTCAGGAACAGTATTGACGAATAAAGGATTGGCGCTGATCACAAAACTGGTAGCTGCCAGCACAGAACTGCAGATATCGAGAGTAGCCGTGGGAACCGGACGGGTTCCCAGTGGAGTTGACCCGCAGACAATGGTGGATCTGAATGAGTATAAGATGGACGCGCAGATTGAATCCTATGGCGTGAGCCCGGACCAGTCTGACGTTGCATATATCGCGGCACAGGTAAGCTCTATTGGCGTCAGTGCCGGCTTCGCAGTTACGGAGGCTGGAGTCTTTGCAACGGATCCGGATGTCGGAGAGATCTTGTATGCGTATCTGGATCTTACAGAGGATCCGCAGTATATCTATGCGGAAACGGATGCAATCAGCAAATTTGCGGAGATCACGTTTAACGTGCTGATTGGGTCTGTCACAAAGGTAACCGCTTATGTGTCACCAGGAGCACTGACAAAGAAGGTAGACTTCAATGCGTTTAAGGAGTCCGTTGAGACCCCAGAGTTTGATGATTCCGGAACGGTGGAAGGGATCAGCAGCTTTCCAAGTTTTCTTGAAACCATGAAGTCGAAGATGAATTTCTTCCAGTTCTTCAGAAATTTAAAAGCCGGACTACAGTTCGTGCTGCACGCTGGGCAGATCGTTAATAACTGCGTGACGGACAACGCTGGATTGCCATTATCGGCGGCGCAGGGGAAGGGGCGGGAAGACATGTACACTCAATTGTTTAAGGATGTGGAGGGCACTTTTATCGATAGGTCAAAATTTACTCGCTTGCGG